CGAAAAAGTTGTAACTATCTCTGATAAATGATTATCCTCTGTATGTAGCGTTATCGTCCTGCCTGAATGCGTAACATATACCCGAATAGCTAACCTGTCTGTTATTGCTAAAACTGTTTCAGGAATACCAACCGATGTGTAATAAATATCTATTGCCGTTCCATTTGTTATACCCTCTGGCGTAGTTGCACTAGAACCTAACAAAGTAAAAGTAGTGCCGTTATATTTGTAAACCTCTACATAAAATGATGGAGTACCTCCGCTAGATGATGCACTAAAATACATCTCTACGTTCCAATTTCCTGCCGGTATTAGTAAAGATGCAGGGTCATTAGCATCTGTTATAAATTGCGCAATATATCCATCTGCTGCAATAGTAAAATCAGTACCTGTACCAATGACAGGCGTTTTGTTCATTTCATAGTACGTATTGCCTACAAAAGTACCTTGATTGACTGAGCCGTTTAAGTAATAAGCAACCGATGAACCACCGCCCCCAGTTGTTGGGAAATCAGCTAATGCTCCATCGCCTCTGATGTATTGAGATGCTGCACCTATTGCCGTTACTGCTAAAGTCCCTGCGCTTGTAATTGGAGAGTTAGCAACAGAGAAAGCAGCGGGCATCGTTAAGCCAACTGAACTAACTTTGCTATTGATCTGGTTTTGTACTTTGCCGAATGCTTGTAATATCGTATCAGTAGCAACCACCGCACCTCCTGTTACTGATAAGCCTGTCAATAGTTTGCTAGTCACTCTAGCATCTGTTACAATACCTCCAACAGTTGTCCTATACGCTATCTGATTGCCTGAGATTGCAATAGGTATAATATTAGCATCCGTTACTGAACTCGGTAATGCCGTAAAATCTTTTAAATAAACTCCATTTATAACTGGCATAATTTCTAATTTACAAATACATACAATCCACCACCATTATCGACATAAACACCCTCATCTTGTGCCCAAACATCATAAGTTAATCCTGCATTTACAATCGCTCCATAACCTGTAATAACTCCTGTAAATTTAACAAAATCTTCGCTAGTTCCACTAATCTCTAAAGATTCCAGAAATCCCTCACCTGCATCGCCCTCATTCGTATCTGTGTTTAGCATAGACCAGTCCATAATCTGTCTTGATCTGCCTAAATCTTTTAACTGATCCCATCCTATGATTGCCTGATCCGTAGAGTAAACCGCTTCAAAACTAATAGAATAAGAATGCAACTGAGGTAACTGCTTCTGAGCCATGTCCTGAGTTGACTTGCAGGTTTTAATAAAGCTAATATTTTCAGCTAAATTATTACTCAGCAAACACCCAACAGGCGTATCATTTATATAAAGCATTAAATCAGTCATAGCCTGTTATGTTTCCACTAAATTTTATAAAATCCTGCACTTCCCCAACTATCTCTAAATTCTCAATAAATCCTTGCCCTTGCTCACCCTCTATGCCATCGCCTGTAATTTCCCAATCAATTTTGACTCTTTCAAGCGATTTTAAGCCCGTCCACGACATTATACTATTGTCTGTAGTCATAACACCTTCAAAAGGTATAGAGTACGTATAGAGCCTACCTAATTGCGTCTGACCTCCTGACTGTGTAGTCTTGCAAGTACCTATAAAAGAAATTTGTTCTGATCTACTTACAGAACTTAAACACCCTACAGGTATATCATTTATATATAACATCATGGCGTTCCTTTTACTGTTACTTTTGTTGTCGCTCCGTAATCTGGCGTTAGCGTATAATCAAGAGCAATTTCATCATCTACTATTCTACCTAAAACTGCTTTACAGATATTTTGCTGAAGATCATAGTTAAGGCTCAAATTCATAAAGTAACCCTCTGGTATACCATTGATAGTCCATCTTTGCAAAGGATTAAAGTATCCAAAGATAGAACCCTCAAACCTTACAAATGGTCCTGCATATAACCTCTGTTTTTCTTCAACTGCAATTCGTAAAAATTGTTTACTAGCTTCATAAGGTTGAGCCAAAATGCTCTCCGATATTCCACGCCGATTCCATAAAGTTGTTAGCGTCGTTTGATCATCTTGATAAATTCCACTTAAATATAAATTCGATGTTGTATCGCCATTAAATAGATTAACAGTTTCTGGAACAAAAGTAAACTTTCCTGTTTGCGTAGCCGTATGCATTTCACCAATAGGATCTTCTGTTCCTATGTTTGGAATTATACTTGCTGATCTATAAGTAATAAATAAATCAATAGATGGAGGTATTAAGTCCTCACGTGCTTCATATAGTCTGATAGTTAAATTTCCTGTAATTGGCGCTCTACGTGCCGTTATACTCATAACACCCTCATAGTATTGTAAAGTCAAGCCGTTTATTCTGGTATCAGTTACCGACCATTCACCGGTTTGATCTAAATACCATGTTGTTAATCCATCAGTTAGCATAACTCTAGCACTTGGTCCGTCTGAAATATAGTTATAATAACTCATCTTAAACACTACCATATCGCCCTCTGTAATTGGTGCAGGTGTAATGTTTTCAATATATTCATAAGGACCAGGCGAGGCAGTTAAATTGCCTAATTTAGCGCCACCGCCTGAATCTTCTGTAAGTGGTAATAAAACACTACTTTTTGCCCAATCATCAAAAGTAATTCCGTTGTAATATCTAAATTCTGGATTAACAATTAAAGAGGTTACAAAACCATAAAGAAAAGACATAGACGCATTTTTATAAGGTCTGTCAATCATTTTCATTTGATCTGTATTTATATGGAAATAAGGAGCTGCTATTAAGCCTTCACTCTCACCACCCAGAACCAAATCTAAATTCTCTGTAATTGTAGGCTGATCATAAATCCTGAAACCATCTAAATATCTTCTAAATGTTAAACTACCATCTACTGCTAATTCCGTAGGTCTATAAATATACCACTCGCCAGAACTTTGTATAAGAACCGCACTCCATAATTCTAAAATAGACCTAAGAACCTCCTCGCAATTCATAGGGTTAAACTGGTCATCTTTTAGATAACGCTCACTATTTACATAAGCCATATCCAGAGGATCGTATGAATCGCCCTGTGTCATGCTCGTTTCATAAATATTAACACAAGTATTTAAGACTAATGCAGGTGCTTCTAGCCTAACTAGACATGCCTGTATGACTTCGATGAAACTTTGCTTACCTAAATAAAAATTTCCATCATTCTGGACATAAGATAAATTTTTGAGCAATCCAATGCCATCAACGGCATTTACTGAAATTACATAAGGAGCAAAAGTAAATGATTCCTGGCATCCATCTGGAATGATAAATCCTTGCCATATTAAATCATCAAAGCCTCCAGGACTTGCATAACAAACACCATTTGCATTTGCATACGCCTGACCTTCAGCAGTAAACCCTGTATCAGCATCTGCCAAAGCCTGAGCCGCAGCTTGACTTGTAACGCTTGTATAACTTTTAGTAAATACCTCAGTAGATCCCTCACCTGATGCGCAAGATGTTTCGAAAACTGCTGAACGAATTGCCGTATAATTAGTAGCTGAATACGTCGTATAGGTTTCTATTGTAATATCGCTAGTAGGCACTAAACTAACATCTATTGAAAACGGATAGGTAGTTGTTCTTTGAGTTGGTAATCCTGTAATTTCTAAATTCATACCCGGTATGCCACCTGCGGATGGTCCTGCTGCAAAAGGCTTTATTAAAACAGTATCGCCATTATTTATCTCAAAGGATCCTGATGCCGTAGTAAACTGTAAAACCTTGCTAACTCCATTGACAAATATTTCTAAATCCATTTCAGCCGCAACCTCACTCATAGACCAATTAACTACAAATTTAGATGGAGTTACTTTGCGATAAATTTGCACCATAAACTCGCGCTCATTCTCGGTGTATAAATCCTCTAGCTGAAAATCCTCAGTTGCTATTAGGTTTAAAGTACACTCCGATCCTATGATAGGCTCTAGCTTATTGCTTGAAGTGTTTTGGTAATTTATTTGAATAGGATTTTGCTGAGCGTCAATTTCTGTAGATGGACCTGCATAGTTTAATTGCGATATACTGCACAGGTATTCATCTGGGAACCCATCAACAATTCGAGTATCTCGATCTGAATAAAACGTAAAATAATATCTTTGTGAATAACTCATGGTCCGAACCTCTGTAATTTTGCACCTGCTCTGTTTAACACTCCGATTAAGTTAGTACCTGAAATCTCAAATACAACTCTGCCACCTCCAAAGTCCTGAGCTGATCCTGCTGCGCTTGTGCTGATAGTTGATGATGCTTGTGGAATAGGTGCCTGTTGTTTCTTTTTAAATAATGATGCTATTCCGGCTATTGCAGCTACTCCTGCTAAGATAGGTAACAATGCTCCACCTGTTGCAACAGTTCCAGATGCTAATGCCGCAGTTCCTCCTGTTGCTGCCGTTGCGGTTGCCGCAGTAGTTACAACTGGTGCAGCTTTTTTGCCTATTTTTAATAAATTAAAAGCTGCACCTAATATTCCACCTCCTCCATCTTTTTTGCTATCAGTAAAATCTTTACCAGAGCTAGTCTTTAATAAACTTGTTACCTGCCTTGCCGCATCACTTGCAACAACTGAAAGTAAAGTATTTATTAATGCTTTGCCTAAACTATCAAATGATAATTTACCATTCATTAATATATCATTAAAGAAAGTTTCAAAGTTAGTCTGTAATTTAGGCAGTAATTGCTCATTTACATATATCTGAAAATCAGTCAAAGGAAGTTTTAAACTATTGCCAAAATCTTTTGCAATTACTGGTGCAGTAGCTGCCAATCCTTCACCTATTCCTAATGCAGCAGTTACTCCAACTTCCTTACCTTGAGCCTTAATCTGATCTGGATTAATAGCTAATAATTGAGTTTGTAATCTTTTAATTATACTACTATCAGCAGTAAAGCCAATACTTATTAAATCATTTATAGCCTTTCTTAAAGCAGTTACTCTTTGCTCATTGCCTTGACCAAATGTAATTGAAAAGTCGGATGCTACCTGTTTAAAATCAAGGCTTAATGTTTTTAATATTTCAGCCTGAGTTTTTAATTCTTTATTTGATTTATCTATTTTATCTGGCTCTACTACAACCCCGGCACCGTATGTTTTTATTAATCCTTGAGTTACAGAATCGAGTATTTTAATTTCAGTAGCAGCATTTTTATAAACTTGATTTAACTCATTTATTTTGTTTTTGCTATTTTCAACTGCTTTTGATGTTTTGCTAATCCCACCCTCTAAAGCTGCTTGACCTTGTATATCTAAAGTAGCCTGTTTTTGAGCAGTACGTTTTGATAATTCAGCCGCAGACTTGTCTAGCGCTGCTTGTTCTTTTGTTAATTCAACTTTTGCATTTAATTGTTGATTAATTAGCTTTTGCCTATTTTCTTCTGCTGCTTGAGCATATCCTTTTGCTAATATTGCATTTGTTAATGATATATAAGCTGATGCTGCTTTACCTGCTAAAATTTCTTCCGCAGTTAATCCTTTTAAATATGTAGGGTATCTTTTTATTAAATCATCGGCAATTTTTAATCTTTCTTTTGCAGGGATATTTACGTTTTGAGTTGCATTATAAAGACTTTGTAATTGAGATAAATCTTTAGAAGCATTTGATCTACCTTCTGCTTGAACACCTGAAATAGATTTTATGCTATCTGCTAATTCTTTATTAGCATCAACCGCCTCCTTTGTTCCTTTATTTGCTCTTTGCTGATATTGAGTATAAAATGTAAATGCAGCAGTAACTAATGATAAAGCAATGCCTAATCCGGCAGGACCAATTAATGATTGACCTAATGCTTTAAATGTAGCACCTAGAGATGTATTTTGCGCTCTTAACTGTTGGAATGATTCTAATAATGGATTTAAGTTGTTTTGTATACCTATAAAACCAAAAGGAGCATCCTGAGCAACTCTACCCAGATTAGTTAAAGCAAATGCAGCTTGATTAGATCCTGTACTAAACTTATTAAAACCAACATTATTAATAGCATTTCTTGTACCTGCTAATTGTAATTCGGTTGCTTTAATAGCATTATTTAAAAGAAGTATCCTTCCAGGATCTGTTGAGTTTCTAATACCATCTTTAAATACTTTTAACTGTCGCTCTAATGTGCCTAAACTTTTACCTATTGAAAGTAAATCACCATTAGCTGCAACAGTAAACCCCTTTAATGCTTTTTGCGCACCATCTAAATCCTGATTTAGTTTTCCTAAAGGTGCGCCAATAGGGATCTCAATTCCTTGCATCTTGTAAGTATTTAAGCATTGCCTTGTTCATTTGATCTTTGATTATATCCATGTCTGCTATCTCATCATTCTCATAGATAAAAGACATGAATTTTTTAAAACTAGGCATCCCTTTATTTACGTGTACTCTCATGCCGTTCCACGTAGACCAACCTATGCGCTCCCAGTCTTTTTTCTCTTTATTAAAAAAGCCTTGACACTTTAGAATGTATTGATTCCAGGTCAAGGCGTAAAAGTCTTTGGGCATCATTCCCATTTCTCCAAAAGCAAAGGTTAAAACATCTTTATTCCAATTTAACTTTCCGCTTTGCTTTTTTTTTGTTCAGTAGCCTCTGTATTTAACCCCAACACCCTAAAAACTTCTTTAGATACTGTCAGGATAAACTCACCACCTGAGCCTCCAGAGTTATCAATCCAATCATGCACATCAAACTCCGTAAAGTCTATGATCTCGCCTTTCTTTAATATTGGATAAGCCGACGCATGATAAATAAACACTCTCAGGAACGGTAGTAATTGCTTACCTAACAAATCTGATAGATCAGTCACCGATGCATCAAAGTGAGTTAGCGTTTGCTCTAGTGCATAATTGCCAAAGAACATCTGCCTATCAACCTCACCTATTTTGTACGTTAAATGTCCCTCCATTTAGTAGCCAGGATAAGGATCAACCTCAGTAATATCACCATCACCTAACAAAGTACCTGTAAAGGTAATGAACTCACCCTCTGCGCCTGTGATTTCTAAAGCGCTAAAATAAGCTGCACCAAATTGAGCGGCAAAGTTAGGATCTTCTGCACCATTAGCAAGTAATAAAGCTACCTGGTACTCAGTCAAAGTCTTTGCTCTTGCAATGTTTTTAATTGTGTCCCATGATGCTTTAGCGGTGTCGCCACCTGCACCGACTGTATCTGTGAAAACTCCTTCGAAAGGAATTTCATAAGAATACGTTGTCGGCTTGCGTCTGGTAACTCCCGGATCGCATTTAGTTACTGTTTCAGCAAAATCCCATGATTCGCTGATTCCGTTGGATGTCAAACATGCTACTGGCTTCCATGCGCCACCTGTGCGAATGTAGAGCATGAATAAGCTGCCTGAATAAAATGTTTCTGCTGCCATAATTAAGTTCTATTTAATTTGTGTTGAAAAGTTAGTATGTATTGAAATATGTTTTCTGTTTCTGTTTCTAGTGTTACCTCATTTGTTAATAGTTGTAAGGTTTCAACATTTATAAAGTTAGACAAAGTTAAGTTAGTTACTTGAATCCTATTTTGTATTTCTTCGCTTATTACCATTGCAAAACTCAAATCGCCATTACCATTCGGGTATTTGGTTACTATCTGCACGTTTATAGTACAAATATACCAATATCCGCACTTTGTTTGTTCTTGTAATCTAGTTTGGCTTGATAATATTACATATTTAGCCGGTACATTCTTTAAAGGCGCTGATTTACTGTATACTGGAATAGTCACGCCACCAACTATTAAATTGGCTAGAGCGCTCTTATATGCATTTAGTATTGATAAATTAGCATCTTTCATTTCTCAAATGTAATTATTTTTTTGCATTATATTTTCTTGTTTGTACTTCAAGAACTTTTCTTAAATCTTTAGGATATTGTTGTATGCCCTCTAGGTAGCTAGGAATAAAAAAAGGTTTAGGACCATAATCCCTGCGCCTTATTCCTTTGCCCTTATAAGGTGCTGCTAAATATGAAAAACCTTTAGGTATATTTACACCGCTTCCAGTACCAAATTCAACATAAGCAGAGTAAGGTGCATTAGAAAAAAATATTGATCTATTAGCATCTACTGTCGCAAGTGTTTTACCAATAGATAATCTTAATTGACCTGATAACCCAACAACTGCTCTTAACTGAGCCGCAGTTACCATGCCTTGCGCAATATCATTAGTAACCGAAACTGCCGACCTATTAGCATCATGACCAAAGGCTGAAATTTGAGATAAAAGTTTAGAAATATCTATTTTAGACGCCATTATTATCATCCGTTACAGATGCCAATATCTCATAAAACCTAAATGTATCATCTACATTCCTAATTGAATGAATAGTAAAAAAATTTAATTCATACAGAATGCGCATATCCTTAGTAGGTGCAAAATCTTTTCTATACCGGATTGTAAACCTAAAGACCTGATTTATTACCTGCTCTTGCGCTTGTAGTTGTCTATTACCATCATACGGCTTAATATTTGACCATGTAGCTAATACAGGCACAAACGTAATCACGTAATCCTGATAGGCATTCTCAACCGATGTGAACGTGCCAAATGTAATGCGCTTATCTAATCTGCCTGGGTTCATTAGAATAGTGTTATGCGTCTATAAGGAGAAAGCAAAAGAGTTGCAATCGTAGGCATTCCTACAACTGGATTGTCTCTGTTTTCATAATAAAAAGCTATCATTTCTTTAATCGCCGTTTCTATGTCATCTGGAACCTCAGAACCGCCCTCATAATTCCATCCGTAACCTGCTACAAATGTAACTGTATTGAATCCTGCCGTGCTAGATATAACCTCAGTAAATCCCTGAGTTTCGATTGTTTCAAATGTTAGCGCAACCATGTCAGGATCTACCACAGTTTCAACCGAGATCAAAGGATACTCATATATTTTAACTGCACCAGAAACAGGCGTAATCAAACTTAATTGCCTTTGCCATAATACTTGCAGCGTAAATTGTTCAGCTTGATTTACCGCAGATTTTATCAATGATGTAATTAAGCCATCTTCTATTGTATAGTCTAGGTCTAGTCTTAGATACATCTTTGCATCCGCCAAACTCACTACATTTAACTGGTCCATCTTCTTTAGATTTATAAGGTGCTTTTAGATACTCTTTTTTTTCCATTATATCAGCGCTAAATTACATATTTTATTTAACCAATTTTCAAACTTTGGCAATTCCTTAGTAGGATCTAATTCTTTTGCTCTCTCTAAAGGCGTTTTTTTAGTCTGGATTGTATCTATGTTAGAAATAGCATCTATCCATCCATCTATATTGTTCCTCTCAACGAATATCCCTGCATCTGCGACACTATCTCTAAAGCCTAGTATATCAGAACAGATAACAGGAATATTGCAACACAGAGCTTCTATTTGAGCCATGCCATAACTCTCATACTCACTTGGTGCAATTAGCACTTTAGTAATAGCTAGATATTTCTTGACATCATCAATTAAAGGTACATATTTTATATTCCTAACCTTTTCATCTTTGATCTGATGATAGTAACCGCCTTGAACCGCTAGAAATTTTGTTTTAGGCATTCGCTTTGCTATCTCTATTAATATCTGACCGCCTTTGTTTTCGTTATGATTTATCAGCGTAACGTATTCTGCCTGTGGTCTATCTGTTGAGTAATCTCTGTAATTAATTGGCGCGTATAGGGTATAGGTTTCCTGATTGTAGTTTAATTCTTGCTTTGTATTCTCGCAGTTGTAGACAGTATAAACATTCGGTCTAATGTTGACCTGCGGATAGCCTACGTTATTATGAGCAAAGTTTATAACTTTTTTAGGCTTTAGTCTTTGTTTGTTCATTGCATAGTAAGTGCCTGACAGTTGACAAAACACCAGATCCGCCCAGTCCCATAAATCATTATGGCAATGCTTGTAATTGTCTTTGGCTTTGTAAACTTCTATTCCCTCAAAACTGTAATTCTCTGGACATCTAGTAACCGCCTTAACCTCATGACCTTTGCTCATTAGATAGGTTACAACCCGATGCAAATAGATTTCAGATCCTGCTCTCTGGTGAGGCAAGTAAATGCCTGGACTAAGTAAAATGTTCATGTTACAGGAATAAACAGATAAGGTCTTTGTATCTTTAATGTTCTGCCATCGTAATTATGCAGATCACTTCTATGGTAGTGTATAGCTTGTATTCTTGTAGCCGGATTATAAAGCGCATAACCTGCGCTATGTAACTCATAAGCAATCCGATTATCACAACCCGGTATGCCTAAAAAGAAATCACAGAAATTAACATTGCGCATCTTGCCCTTAAATATCCAGACATCCTGACTAAAGCGCTCATTATGTAACTTTAAGCCTCCAGGCTTATCATCCCATCTGCTCAACGCAATACATTGCCGTTCATTTAAAGTCAACTGGCTAAGAGTATGATTAAAGTAAATATCTGTATTTGCAACCATTGAAACATCATCCCTGCTTGTAACTGTTCTATCTATCAGATTAAAAAAGTCACGATATGTAGGTCGCTTAAATGGTATAATTACCAATTTGTCAGATGCAGGAATTTCTACTTCGCCATCAACATATAAATAAATTTTATTGATGTGCGCATTCTCTATATTTTTATTCAGACAGTATATTAATTCCTTTTGCCTAATTGGACTTTTGTCGGTATAGATTGAAGTAAAAAGATTTACCATATATATTTAATTAAACCAATTACTGCTAATAAAATAAAGCTAAAACCTAGCAGAAAAAACGCTCCTGCTATCATGTGAAATAAAAACCTAACTATTTTCATATTGCTTTAGTAAAAGGTTATAATTTTTATGGTATTTATCTATTGCATGATAACCTACTGAGCCATACTCAAACTCTGTTTCAACTGCAAACTTATTACAAGTTGCTTTATCAGGTAACTTATAGCCTAACTCTCGCATTTTATTGCAGAAGTATATATCCTCATTGCCATGTACTGCCATGCCTTTGTACGGATGCTTTGAGCAAATCTCATACATCAACTTTGGATTGCGTATGCTTAGACCTCCATTCATGCATCCCGGTATGTTCTTAATCCACGATCCTATAAAATCCCATTCTAAAAAGTCCTCAATGCCATCTTTTAACAATCCAGAATCATGCTGAAATATTAGCACCCTGTCATAAATACAACCCTTCCAAAAGTTAGCATTCGTTAATATGTTATTATAAACCTGAGCAGTCTTTATGTGGTAAATCCCGCCCTCATAAGGAGGCTTTATATTTAACACAACCCAATTATCAGATAAAAACTTTTTATGCCTTGCGATTGCTTCCTGAGCTACATCTTCCCTATCATCTATAATTATAGCAGCGTTCATACTAAAACCTTGTTATAATTATGATGACTCTTTAAATAGCTAGGCAATATAGATTTATCAAACTTAACAGGATTCCAAATGTTGTAGGCTACGCAATGCACGTCATCAAACTGCTTATTAGGTTTCCATTTATAAAAAATATCATTTAGCCAGTCTTTTCTAACTTCGTGAGCATGACCAAAAACATTATACTTATATCTCATTATCGGCTCTGGCTGACAGGTGCTAAAATGATAGATAGTCTGCTTTAGGTTTAAATCCTGAGTATGTTCTTTTCTGTGCAAATTCTCTAACCTAATCGGTCTAAAGCCATCATAACAAGCATAGTCAAAAGAGCGCCAAAAGTTTACAAAACCATCAATGCCATAAAACCTATCTACGCCCCAATACGCATAGTCAAAAGACTTCTGTAATTCATCTGTTTTATAAACTTCGTCTGAATCTACTGTCAACACCAGATCATATCCATCAGAGTATTTATACTTAACTGATCTATGTTCATTCTCAGCTCCATATCTATCTGCTCGGTCCCAAATCATTTTATCTTTTAAAACATCCTGACAAATACTAAATATAAAACCCTCTGTATCTGGGCATCTTAATAGCGTTCCGTGACCTTGACTAGGCATCATGCTATAAGCAATCACCATTTTATCTACATGATCTACAACCGACATCAAAGCCTCACGCAAGTAATCACCTGCATAGTGAATGGTCATAAAACCTAAAACCTTAATTTTGCTCATATATGTTAATTAAATTCTTTACCATGTTATCAAATGTATAATTAGCTTTTACAAACTCATTGCCTTGCTTTGCTATCATATCCCGCTCCTCTTTGTGGTCATCTATATAATATCTTAGCAATACCATTAAATCATAAAGACTATTCCATGTCCTAACGTGAACATGATCTATAAAAGGCATATTAGGATAAGCCTTGCATAAACAGAACGCACCAGAGCCTAATATCCTGTATATCCTATCTGAACTATAAGAGTCCTCATCATAATGGCTCAGGTTAATGGCTATCTTTGTAGCTCTGTATGCTTTTGATTCCTCTGCCTGTGAATGGTTATAGTTACCTGCTACGTTAAACCAATTATTGCCGTAAACGCCGTATTTATCGCCAAAGTGTTTATGTAGCATAGTATTCATATCTATACGCAACCTGCTAAGCGGAAATTTATCGCCTCCGTAATTATTACCAAAAAAAGAAATCTCTCTGCAATTACCTATCTCGCCCTTTGGCTTGTATATCTCAGGATCGTAACCTATCTCTAAATATCCGCCGTTTACTACGTTCTTAACATCTCGCATATTGCTAAACAAAGTCTTATCTATATGAGGAGCCATGTCAATCATCCATGCAGGAGTTTCGTTTCTTATATCGCCGTTCCAATTACAGATCCACGCACCTGTTTCACGCATAGCCTTAACAGTTTCTATGTGTATAATGTTAGGACTTTGTATCTGCATAAAGATAATATCAGGTCTAAACTCTCTAGCTATTCTTATCGCTTCTTGGTTTACATCCTTTGCCCCTGTAGATAACTCTATGTAATCTGTGCAGTTAGCCATAAAGGCTTTACGTGCTGAATCATTTGGCGGAGGCGCTACCATTAAACCTAGATGGAATATTCTCATACTTTACGGATATTATCCCAATCTCTTAGGAAATCTAATATTGATGGGTAATTTACTCGACCTGCTCCACACTTCCTGCGGACATGAATCCAACCATTTATGACGCCAATACAGATTACATACTCCTCATTCTTGTATAATCCTGCTTGACCTATAAAGTTGGCTTTGAACATAAAGCAAAGTTAATTATTTATATAACATAAAGAAATAAAAAAAACCTGTCAAATTAATGACAGGCTTTTCATCCTTACACTTATTAACCAAAAAAATTAGCTAGGATTAGCGTTAAGTGAACCAGTTACGAATGCATCTGTGTAGTATATTGGTAAAGCAATACGACCTTCAACACGAACTGTAATCTTGTTCTCTCTTACGTTTGTACCATCCTCTTCGAAGAATCTTACAATTGGATTCTCACGTACAAATAGTTGCGCACCTTTTGACCAGTCACCAACTAAGTATTTAGAATCGCTCATTGCAGTAGACTTGAAGATAGGAACGCCTGAGATAAACATTTGACCATTTACTAAGTCAACTGCAACTCCACCTGGAAGAGTGTAGTCATTAGTAGTTCCTCTAGTAAGCATCAAAGCATAGAATTGCTCTGGACTTAACAAGATACCATTTGCAGAGTGGTTATTGCTTTCAATTTGTGCAACTGAATCTAGTAACTTCTCTACTTGGATAGTACGGAATCCTGAGTAAGCCTCAGCATTGGTAATCAAACCACCTAGATTTGGCGAAACTCCAGAACCATTAAGCAATTGATTATCCTCCGCATCTAAATATTGCTCTAACAAACGAGATTGAAGATAAGAACGCATTGCAGAGATGTCATCTAAAGCCTTGCGAGTTATACGAAGGTAACCTGCAATGAACTCACTTGGTGCAACCTCCTCTGTCAAATCGTAATCAATCTGAGATTTAGTACCTGAATTATCAGCCCATGCAGCAACTGATCCCTCTGATCCTGTTTCTTGCAAGTAATGAATAGCAGAAGTAGTCATTACGCCAGTAGGCAATAATGATCTGATGTGCAACTTACGTGGTGCAGCAGGAATGATGCCCGGTAGCATTTGCACGTTAGCAGCAGCTAAGTCAGTAATGTTAGCTAATGACATATCACCAACAGTCTTTAATTCCATAGCAAATTGCTTGATTTCTTTTCTACGGAATTTCTCTAAGTTATCAGAGTTCTCATCCATAGCAGTAGCAAATGCTTTGTTAAAAGAAATTGGAGCTGCTTCTTGAGCATCTATTTTCATTCTATTAGCTTCTGATTTTGCTTCTAGTAATGCTTTATCCATTGCATCAATTCTAACAGTTGTAGATTTTTGCAATTCTTCTATCTTTAAATCAGCTGCCTTTGTAGCTTCGCTGATAGCGTTTGCGATGATAGCTTTTGCCTCATCAATAGTTTTGGCTTTGTTTGCATCTAGCAACTCCTGAGCCTTTAATTCTAAATTGTCCATTTCTAATTTTTTAAGACGTTAATTAAACCTGTTAATATATTCGGCTCATCAGTTTTAGGAGTGGATTTTACCGGCTCTTTATCTAATAGTGAATTTTTACCTAAATTGAAGGCTTCCAACTGAAACTGCTTTAATGCAATTTCTAATCTACCGAAACCCTCATCCGTTAAGCTACCATCTTTAAGTAGCTTAATCATTTTACCAATCTGATCGTTTATCTCTGCCATTGTCAAAGACTTGAATCCTGTAAATGGAGTTTCTGGATTAGCACCCAAAGTTACATTAGATCCTTCATATAATTTAATCTCTTTGATAATTCTTGTTCCAGTTGTTTGATCATAGTCAGCCTTAACTGTACTAAAGCCAATTGAGTGCTGCACAACAATACCTTCAGCATAAAGAATCATTGCATCCTTTCCGTATGAAGTAGGTGCAATAGAACTCTCAAAGTAAATACCTTTTTCCTGAGCCTCTAATACCATTGGCTTTCCATGAGGTTGTGACCAGTTATGCTGATTTAAAAAGAATATCTCATTGGATCCCATTGGACCACGTTCTGCAATTGTCTTATTTGCTGCGCCGGGCATGATAATATCATCATCATAATCCATATTCCCAAAACTAGCAAAGTAGCCGGTAACAGTCATCCTTTCAGAATCCATGTCCTTAATCTCGGCTTTAAAGTTTTTATATTCTAATAATCCTTTCATATTAAAAAATTTTATGTAAATATACTAATCGTTATCTATTTCTTTTAATTTTCTTAGATACTCAGGCGTTCTCGGTTTTAGTATCGGCAATCCATCAGCATCCTTTATCGCTTCGGTAGCCATTACACAACGGCAATTAACAACCTCAGCCGCAGGTGCGCCAACTTCACCAGGATACATCATTGGAGTTCCACCAACTATAAATGGCTGATTTAATCCTATGCGATCTTGCGTCATTAGCAAATGACTTCTCCTAGTACGTTTATCCTTTGTGTTAATCCAGAACTTTTGCACCTCGTAATCAGAACTCCTAGCACCCATGTTAATGCCATAGTTTGCCGCTTTTGTTGATTCAGTTCTTGCAATAACTAAAGACCTTGCTCTATTATATTCCGGATCATTTAAGGTTTCTTGAAATAGTTTAGCCTGATCTCTTCTGGACAAATTTTGTCCTAAAATATTAGATAATAAGTTATTAATGATATTCCTTGTTGTATCATCAATACCCTGAACTGTAGTTCCACCAACAAGCCTAAAGAAATTTACCATCTCTTCATACCATGCAGCATTAAAGAAATCAATTATAAAATCCTTTTTAGTTTTAGGTACTGAATTACGAATCCAATCATAGCTAAAGGTCGCAGCTGATACGCCAACCTTTGTATAAATCTTTTCTAAGCCAGAATACAAAGGTTTTTGTTGTAATAAGAACTGAATGTATAACTCGATGTTATCAAAGTTATCTTCATTCACAAAGTCAGCAACGGCACCAGTCTGGTCATCTAAAGCCTTTTTGATAATAGGGTAAGCATAAGCCTCATACTCTTTATGTAGCTTTAAATAAGTTTTGTGGTATTTAACACTACTTGCCATTTATGGTTGCATTGTTATACGCCTGGTCTAAAGATAACTCCTCAATAGGTACTAAGTTAGCGGGAACGTATATGTTCTGCATTTCTGGAGTGCTAATCTTATCGTAACCCTGAGCAATACGTTTCTCATCAGGAGTAATCCAATATGAGTTAGCCAACCAGTCAGTTAGCTTTGCCATATCCTCCTGCATTTCAGGATAAGAACTAAAGTCAAAATCAAAGTAATATTTCTTGCCGTATGCTTTAGCGTATGGCTCACAAACAAACTTGTTGATTGCATCTCTTATCTTGCGAGATAATGGAGCGGTTGCATTGTAAATTAACTGCTTAGATGCCCATCCCATGTTATTATCTGTAGATGCAGCTTCACTACCCGAAAACTGTATAGGAACGTGAAACGCTGCATAAATCTTTCTGGTATCAATGTTAAGCGATTCTATTAATTGTAGATCAGTTGATGGCATTCCTATCTGAGTCCATTTCAAAGGACCTGAACTCGGAAAAATACGATCCATTAATGTTTCGCCACGCTTTGCCTCGACAAACTTTTCTTTAAGCACATTCATCTGATCTTTAGTCAGCGATGCACCTGGTCCATCTGGTGAGATAAAACCATAAGCACCGCCATTCCTAATCTGCTTTAGCAATTCGTTATCGCCCTCATTCTCTTTTAGCACGTTCCGGTAAATAGCTTTTATAGGCGATTGTCCGTATAGTTGCGCACCTGTCAAAGTAAAGTCTGGATTAAAAGATTTAAAATGCAAAACCTGATTAGCCGGTATTGGCACTTCGGTCATATAAACTGAACGCATCTGATAACCTTTGATTGGCTCAAACATACCACCTGAGATAATCTCTATAAACTGTGACGGCAAAGAATATAACTGTGACCAGATTTGTTTCTCAGTCATTGCAGGATCTTTGCCATTTCCAAAGATATAACCATCGCCTGTGCATAAAAAGAATCCTGCTAAATCAGTCATCCATTCTTCATAAGTCTGCTGAGGATTAGGCTTTGCTAGTAAGTCCAGAATTGGATTGCTTTCTACTTGATTAAACATCTGCTCTTTAAGTTGCAAAGTCCGCATCTTAGCAGATGCACCCTCAGCCATTGACATATTCTCAAATACCTTTAAATCTTTTTTACTTACGCCCTCTTTAACCTCATAAAGCGAATAAGCGCATTCAGCTATTTTCTTTGATATAATATCAATACAGGTATATATGTCGGCGTTTTTCTTATATCCTTCATCTACAAATTTTACCTTATCTTCAAAATCAACTATAACCTGATTATTACCAATCCAACCAAAAACATTCTGATTATAAAGGTTAGCAGTTATCTGTTGTTGAAGTCCTGGCATTAAAGCCTCTAACTGAGTAGTAGCTGCCTTTTCTATATCAGCCTTGAATATTTTAGAAAATACGCCCATTTTAATTCCAATCAAATGAATATTCTTGTTTAATCTTAGATGCTAACTTATTTAATGCCACGTAACGCAACGGATCTATCAGGTGGTTAAAAGCATCAATAGGCTCGTTAAGCATCCTGCCTGTCTTATCTTTTTTCCAAATATAACTAAATAATTCCTTTTTAAAGTTATGGCTATTTGCCGTTACATTTATCTTATATCTTTTAAGAATGTCGATGCCTTGCTTGATCGAGTCTGGTCCTTTCATTGCGCCATGAATGTTAAATCCTTCTGCATAGATTTCCTGTATTGATTTAGGCTCTGCTGAGTCTGCTATAATCTCTTGGTCCTCTGTTACACCAAACTCACGCAACTTTCTGCATATATCCATATTAGTTAACCTGGTCTCATAACACATCTCATTCACCCATAATTCGCCACCAGACTTATAAACTTCTATTATGCCTGTCGGATCATTCGTGAATCCAAAGTCAATCGCAAATGCAATTAATTCAGCATTCTCTGGTATTGCCTCACATATTGCCCAGTTCCTAAAGATAACGCCCTCAATCTTACCTGTTAAGCCTCTGGCATATACTCGCCATAGTTCCAGATCTAAGTCTTTTATTGCTTCTATTCTTTCATGATCCTCTTCTGATAGAAATGGATTATGTCTATGGTCTGAGATGATCAGTTTTGTATCTGGCTGACCAATTAGTTTAGTATGCGCCCAGAACTCATTTGTGGGATTATAATCAATGTAAATTTGATTCTTTGTCCTTATGGATAACTGCCAATATATCTGATAACTTATACCATTAGCCTCATTTACGAATAAATAGTCACGCTTACCATTCTTAGCAGATTGCTCATTTTCGAATGAAACAAACTCAATCAAAGAACCATTCTTAAAATAGATTATCCGTTCTGTCTTATTCCAGAACTTTAATTGAGATTGTAGATATTTGTTATCCGCAAAGATATTTTCAGCATCCCTGTAAGCACCTTTTCTTAGGTTAGGCAATGATTCACCGGCTACTGTTATAACTGATCTCTGCTCTGTGACTGCTTTGTAAAATAGCAGTTGCATAATAGAATAGGTTTTGCTTGAAGATGTCCCACCTTGATTGATTAGGACCTTCTCTTTGTAATTATAATTCTTATAAAAAACAGGTGAGCATTTAAACATCCTCTATATCATTTTCATTATTAGCTATTGGTGGTGCAGTATTGTAGATCACAGGTGCCGGAATACTTAGCATTAAATCACCATCAATGGCAACCTCTTGCTTTGGTTTAGACCACCTGTATTCCATAAACATTTTAAGCGCTGCCATATCACCATCCTCTAACTTATCATTCAATAATTTTAACGCTAGGTTATCCATTGGCGATAGTCTTGCGATTAAAGCTATTTCGTCTGACTTTGGTTTTCTACCTGCATTTTCTCTAGATCCGCCTCTATTTTCCATTTTGAAATAATTTGATTATTCAAAAACAAAGGTATTAAATTAATAGAATATACTTTAATCCCATAATGTTCCTAACAATTCTTCTATCTCATTTTTTAACCGATCTGGTTGCTCTGTATTCTTTTCTAGTATTCTGAAGGCATTTTTAGATGCACCTTTTAACTTCATTAACTTATCGTTTAGTTTGCCAAACTCTGGCTTATCTTTTACCTCCAGGCAAACAATTTCTAAATTCTCTATTAATAGTTGGCTGAGTATGTAACTCATTGCCATACTTTTCTCTGCAACTGTCATTTTAATTACTAATTATTCATTATTTTTTGGTTTCTATTTAACATAATGTAAGGATTTTACCCTTTTTTTACTCATTTTTTGCTCCTAACCTTACTACTTTTAGCAAAAGGTAGTAGGGTTGAATTTTTAAAAAGTGCCTTTAAACGTATTTAAACGCAATAGGTAGTAAGGTAGTAACTAGAAAATGTAATTTTGTAAACCCTCTACAAATATATATGTACACATATTACTACTTCATATATTATATAAAATATAGTTACTACCTTACTACCTTACTACTTTTATGGCTTTAAGTGTGTTTAAACGCAGATAGTAAGGTTGTTTAATAAAATCCTATACCTTACTACCTTACTACCTAAAAAACATCGTGATTATAGCCATTAGTATGCACCTGGTTAGTGTTTATTGTACTTACCTCCCAAACATAGACAGGTATGTTGTTTACCTTCTTCATTCGCCTGTTAAATCCAATAGACTTCATTCTAAGACCTATCATGACAGGCGATAGCGTAATCTGTGACCTAACTTTAATGTAGCTTAGAATTTCAGTAGATGAGAAAAACTCAGATTCATTTACATTGGTAGGTATTTCAAAATACTTTAAAATCATGTCCTCTTCTTGAGATACTGCTTTAAATTCATCGGTACTAGCATTAAGTATCTGGATGTCATCCCCTGATAAATTATGATTATAACCAGAGTTATAGAGATGATACATTTCCATAAACAAAGCCTTTTTATCTATTGAATTGTAAAGTTGATGATCTATACTTAGCACCTTGACTGGCAGTATTCGCCTATTACCTGTAGGATCGCTTAAAAGTCCTTCGATGTTAGTTGTACCGCAAAGCATAGCTAATCGGTTTAAATCAACGGAAACAACGCCATAAGGCTCACGTATTGAAAATGTCTGGCTAGATGTTAACCGATTAAGCATTTTAGCTTCGGCTTTAGATTTACCTCCCATTTCATCATCCATGATTATCAGCTTCTTAGTCATTAGGATGTCAGAATCTTTGCCCTGATCTAGCTTATCTTCTGCATAATAAGATTTTAACTCATCTGGAAGTAAACGCCTAAACCATTCGGTTTTACCTGTATTCTGACCTCCGACTAATACCAGGACCAAAGGTGAATGTTTACCATTGATTGACGCCATTAAGGATGTGAGCCATTTCTTTATAAATAAATCATGGTTTTGGGTATCGGTTGTAATTGTACTAATCAGTTTATCAATATTTCCAGTTCCTTTAATTTTAATATTTGTAAGCAAGAAAACATGAAACGGATTATAGGTTTTAGTAAAATCTGAGAATATTACGCTTTTTACAAGTTCCTTATTTGCTTTGTCTATAAATGTTTTGCAGTTAATAAAGATTGAATTTAGATCAATATCTGTTATAGGTTTATCATCAATTTCAATATTTCGGCTTATATCATTCCGCTTCATATTGTAATTTTTCTGAATAAATAGCTTTAGCTGATTAATAATATTTTTTTCATCTATTGCCTCAACTTTAATATTTTCTTTTTTAGCCAGATTGTAAATAAAATCAATCGGTACTGTAGGATCCTTTTTAGTACGGATTAAATGACTATACTTCTGGTCTGTTTTATTCTGATTATAATCAGCATTTAATGAACTTAAAGCATGAAAATAAGACCTGCCATTTTCGCCAAACTTACCGGCTAAAGCAAATCCAATATTTATCCAGTCCCCATAATCAGAGGTTACATCTACTTTTTGATCTATAATATTTTGAATAACATTAGTAAATTCTGACTCAACAAATACGTAACTAGTAGCCTCTTTTTTATCTTTTGCATAGGCTTTTACTTGCACTTCTATTGCATCCTTATTAATGTATAAATCAGGATCATAAGAAACGAACCTTGCCCGGCTTACATCTTTGCATTTTTCGTCTACTTCTATAATGTTGTATTTTGTGTATAGATATTTGCTTAGGTAGTTAAAACTCTCTAAATGTAGTTTAGGATTAATTTTAGCTATGGCACAAAGACCAGAACCACCGCATGATACAAAGGTTGCATAGAAATTATTATCGCAACATATTTGCTCACGCACAAAATTTATGTCTTTTAATCCATCAATGTCAATAGCAATAAACCCTGAATGCTGAGTTAATAGGCTTGAATTACGTTCCTTAAATAGTCCAGAAATAGTGACATAAGGCAATGCTTTTTTGCTCTCTTGTGTCTTTTCATTCCTATATTTTAAAACCTGATCTTGCCAAAAACCATCTTTGATCTTTTCTAAAAAGTCCGAAAATGTTAAACTCATACCTTTTTTGGTATGTGCTATATTGTTAAAATACGATATGTTTGGATCTGTCATGATTTCTTTATATGAGCATCAATGGCAGTTTTTAACTTTGGATTTAAACCTGGCGCCTGAGACAACCAGATAAGATACTTTAATTCTTCATCTGATTGAAGTGTTGAAAGTTCTCGGTCTTTGTATTTACCAAAATATAAAGTAATTGGTTTGCCCTGTGGTAAATGTTTAATGTAGCTTCCGCATCCATTACAGTAGGCGCTTTTGTGAGGACCGGATTGTTGCTCGTTATAGTCGCCAACAAGTCCGCATTTTTGACAAGAAATGTCCATAATTTAAGAAAATCTGGAAGCATTAGGGATGCCACTCAGATATATAATTAATAATTTCCATCTGTATAAGTCCCTAATCAAATACAATGGGATTAAATTCCAAAGCTAATATAACAAATAATTTTCAAATAAATCTATTGCCCCATCCATTCCCTCTGCAAACTCAACTTTCCATGCATTATCGCGTAAAAACTCATGCATTTTACCCTGCTCTTGTACGTGCTTTGAATTAGACAAGCTACCATCTTTAAGATAAAGACCAGAGTTTATTCGCTTCATTTCAATCATAAGACCGCAAAATTTGCCTCGCTTTAAATAAATAGTAATATCTGGGAAACCTTTAAACGGATCTATAATCAATTTAATATTTTGCATCGCAGGTGTCAGCTTACCGGCTGATTGAATGTCTGATCTAAAGCGCACTTCTGGGTATTGCATTTTTAACCACTTACAGAACGCCAGTTGCTCTTGCCATTCAGTACGTATTGTAGTTGGTTTTACTACTTTTGCAGTTTTACGGCTATGGTACATTTCCATAGCATCTCTTTTTATGCTTTCCATCTTTGCTCAATTTCTAACCTTTGATCTGGCGTACCCTCTAGCCAGAACAACCGATCTCTGGCTTTTAAATAGTTTTCGATAATGTCTGATTTATACTTTTTTGGTTTGGCTTTATATTCCTGGACTTTGCCTAGCTGCTGAGCAGATCCATGCCCATCGGTTTTGATGTGTTTTTTAGCCATAATAATTTTTTAAAGCATTGCAAATATCTTCTATTTTATATTTAGAAAGTGAGTTGCCTCTAATATAATCTAAAATTATCTTGTGAAATAAATGATTAAACATCGCTTTTTAGAGTTATAACTACTGGAATAATAGGCTTTTGATAAAACCAATACTTAGTCATCCAACCGCAAACGCTAGGCATTGACAGGTTTAAATACTTACTTGCATCTGCCGGACTAACGCCTTGACCTGCTATTAACTCCAGAGTCAAAGCAATTCGCTTTTTATCTGGTATCTTTAGGTATTTTTTCATTTAACAAGTGTAGCTATATAGTCCCTACATTCAATTACTCTGGCTTGTAGCTTTTCAATCACTTGCGGATCATAGTCAAACTCAAAGGTTTTAATTCGGTCTGCTTCTGGTATCTCAATAAAATTGCCCTCAAATCCATCACAAAACTCCTCATAATATACCTTATACGCTTCTTTTGTATAAACCATGTTAAAAATCGTACTGTATATCTTTTTAGGCTCTGTAAGCCATTTTACTGCTTGACTGACTAGATCATAGTCCGCATCTATTAAAGTGTAACACAGAGAGGCTTTGGTACATCCAGTCAAGTGCATATATACTTGCAACTGATTAAAGTAGTCAGAATTTGGTATTTCTGATTCAAACATAGGAAACGTATCTAAGGACCAGGAGCATTTATTATCATAAACAACTCCGTTATGTATTAAATCTGGAGTTCCGCAGAAATAGTCATCCTCAAAGTATTTATCATTCTTGTAAACCATTCCTAAGTCTAACTGCAAAGCCATGAGCGTAAACGCCTCCTCCTCTAGCCTGTTTCCTTTGTCAATGTATTTAGATTTAATTTCAGTACGCCTTTTGTATAGCTTTTCTTTTAGCCATTGTTTGCAGTATGTTTTACCTGTTTCGCCTAATCCTTTTATGCCAGATATTTTACCGGCTGATGACGCTCTTATTTTAAAGATTTCCATTTTGTAAGATATTGATCTACTAAGTTTTCGGGTACGTGTTTTTCTAATTTTTTTAAAGTTTGCTGATCTTGTGCCTTTTCGATTAGCTTTTGCAACCGCTCCTCCTCTTTGTTTTGCGCAACCATGTGCAATTTATCATCTGATGTAAATGCTAAGGTGTCTTTGCGGTTTAAATCGCTTCCAAACGTAGTACCGAAATGATCACAGGCATCCTTTATGGCTACTGTTTTAGCTAATGGGTAAGCCATTGACAAAGCGCCATTGTTAATGTTCGCTAAATCAGCCGCAGACTTACCAGAGGCGGTCTGTAATTGCGCAGCTCCAATGCCATCGTGAAAATCCCAAAGACCGGAAATAGGATTAAGATAGTGAACACGAACCACGACATAAACGCCATTAAATGAAGAACCCTCACGCAGGACCTCTATTCTGTAATTCTTAAAAATGCGCTTTAGTAAATATTCTACTTTATCAATAGGCAGATACTTATAGCCTTTAATAAATGGATGTGTTTTAATCCAGGATGCCGGAGGTTGCCCGTTTAGGATAACTTGCAAAGCATCCGTTTTTACTAGTCCCTCTGGATCGCTATAAAGCTCCTGTAAGGTTGGTAATTTCTTTTGATGTAATTCTATATCGCTCATTTTTTAAAGTTATAATAATAATTTATAAGTACAAATAAAACATGATAAATAATTCAATAATAAATACCAATACTACTAAGGACATGGCTGCCATGATCACCCAGAAAATACGATTTTCGATCATCCTAGTATCTCTTTAGCCAACCTTAGAGCTGAGTCCTGCCCATCTGAATAGCATACGCCTCCAGATCTAATCTTGTTAACGCCTTTGATATTGTAAACCAAGTTGTGAATATACACTGCCCATCGGTTATAAAGCTGATTGTCCATTGCCAATTCTTTGTGCTTTGGCATTCCATTTACCCACGTGATTCTGAATCCGTCAGGGTATACTGTTGATTTAACTGCTAACATTGTCAAATAATTTTTCTAGTGAAGTTACTGAATAATCTTTTAAGTCTAAATGCAAAAATAATTTAAGGATGCTTTGGTAGGTTAAATCTAAAAAATGATTATTACTTTCCAATTCTGCAATTAAATTTTTAATCGTAAGTGGAAATTTTATTTCTTCTGCCTTTAGCATCTCTAAATGCTCTGGGCTTAATCTTTCTAGTAGGTTCATATCTGGTCGAATGCGTAATGATAATCGTGGTTTAATTCTGCAATAATGTAATCTTCACCTGAGCATGGCTCCATTGTATCATCTTCTGGATTTCCAGATCTACCAGTAGTCCAGGTTTTCTTACCCTCGTAATGATCTTCGATCAAGTCCTTAGCATCTTCTGCTATTGTCTGATCGTTCCAGTAAATAGCATCCATATCTGCATCGTAATAGCAGTCAGGGTACTTTGTTTTTAAATCTTTTAGTACACTCATTGTATTTTTTGGATTAAATAGTCACATACTCCGGCTAATCCAATAAGGACCGCCGACATAATAATAAAAAAGATTATAATTTCCATGTTAGTAAATTCTAAAGGTTACGATGTCATTATCACAAAGGTTAGCTAAAATCTCTTTAGCGTATGATTTGACTTGTTTTAAGTTCTTAAATATGACTACTTTGGTCATTAGATCATTGTAATCCTTGTCCATAAATTCAATTGTGTATATTTTCATAATGCAAGTTTTAATCCGGAACATCCCGGTACTGCCAAATCCCCGCTTGACTGATCAAGCGAGGCGCAGATTCCTGACTTGCAGGAACAGGAATGTTATGATAGCATACAACCAATAGTCATATATCTTGAATATCCATTTGCATCACAATATTTATTATAATCATTTGGATATTTTTCTTGTAAATCGTAGAGAATAGTTCTGGCGTCATCGTGAGCTTTTAAATTATAACACATTGAACACCAAGTATTTTTTATAAGGAAGTTTCTGCAAGTATTTAATTTTCTTTCAAGATTAAATATTAATTTAATTACTTCCTTGTTTGTAATTTCAGATTTTTGAATTTCTAATTCAATGATAGTTTTTAAATTGTTCCAGTTTGTCATGATTTGCAAGTTTTGTGCAACCCTTCATTGAATTGCTGATCAAATATAAAAAAGTTATTTTAATAATTCCATAAATAAAAAATATATTTTTATTGTAACAACAATATTACAATATACGGATAATCATAGTATGATCTTTCATCTTCTTGATATGGAATAATTTTTCAGTTTCTTTATGCAATCTACTTGCATTATTGCGCCAGACCTGAGGATTCTCAAATACTTTGATGACCTGATTGATCTTTAAATCTTCTAATTCTTCTTTGTACATATCGCAAAGATAAATAAATTATTTAATTAATCTGTATTAACCTTTATATCTGAAGATTCAATTAAAGTATAAGTAAAAGAATTGCCATGTATGTCTTTAGCTTTTCTTATGATAGCCATAAATTCATCAAAATCAGCAGACTTCTTAAACACCTGACATCCTTCTGACCAATTTTCTACATAGGTTGAATCAACTCCTGCTTTGTGAATGTTAATACCAAACACACCCTCTTGAATTTTTGATTCATCATAAACCATGTCTTTATTAAAATCACGATAAACTTTAACTGCTTTGGCTTGTTTTAAGGCTTCATATTTACCTTGATGTAAACCGATTGCATGAGAGCCTCTATATTGCCCTTCAACAAGTCTTGCCACTCCAGATGCGTTATGAAACTCTTTAACGCCTTTAGTACCTGGATCTGTTGTTGCCATCCATGAATGAAATTTCCATTCGCCATCTTCCTTATAGGATAAGGTTATAGCATCATCAAATACGTTTGTAACTTTTTGACCAGTTGCAGAATTTCGCACTCCCACGATATTTACATCAAAATCTTTATCGCCATCAAACCAAACGTAGCCTTTAGCCTTTACCGATTCTTCTATTTGCTCCTTAGATAATTTCATTTCTTTTTAAATATTTTATCTGCCGTAGTTAATGAAAGACAACCAAAAGCCAATAAGGCTACTGATTCGACCAATATTGCCGATGGTGCTACATGCTCCTCACTAAACGAGTTATGATACATCGTAACACATAAGGCTATTACGCAAAGCAATCCGCATAAACGCTTCATGCTTAGATTGCCATTCTCATCTTTAAAAAACTGTGTCATAATGTATCCTTTTTACTTTTACCCCAAAAGTTTTTCTTTTCTGTAACAAAAACAGTATCCCTGATAGTCTGAACTTGTATCTCAACTCTAGTGTTTGCTTTTGCTTCAGCTACTTGAGTAACTAATTCTGCTATTTGCTTTTTGTCTTGAATAATGCTTTGCACAGTTTTATTAATTATTTTAGCCTCTTTTTTTGTCGCCTCAACAATACTGCTATCCATTACCTTTTGGCTTTGCTCTATTTTTAATAATAAAGTATCGTATTTATTTACCTGCTCAACTTCAGCCGTAGAACATGAAGATAAAAGCAGTATGAATGCTAAATATCTCATTTTATCTTTTGTATTTTACCTAATGATTCTAATGTGCTTAACTTTGCAGATGCTCCACTCATTGCGCTCTCGCACTTAATTAATGACTGTCCCATAGCATCCATTTTGGCTTCTAGCTTTTCAATCTTAGCACTCTGAGCCTCTAATTGACTATTAAAGTTACCTCTAATATCAATGTATAAAACGCTAATGCCAATGATGACTAAAAACATTGTACCAACTACAGGATTACGAGAAAAATCTTTAAATGATACAGGTAACGGATTTGTTAAATTTTGTTTGATTGCCATAATATTATTATTTATCGACCTTGACCTCTATATTTTTTTTTATAATTTTTGCTTGTTTTGATACTGCTTGTTTTACTTTTTGCAGCTACGCCTCTTTTGCTTGATTTTTTAACGTATGCACTTACGTTCATTGCCTTTGCCATAACTATAATTTTATTGCATAACCTACTGAATATCCAGACATTCCATAACCAACGCTAAATAAGCCTCTCTGCCGAGTTTTAAATGATAGGCTAATGTTGTGTTCCACTCTGCTCATATCTTGCCTTATATCGCTTCTAAATCCTATGTATAACGCTGATTTAGGTTTGGCTTGTATATTGTTTGTAATCGTTATGGTTTTTTCTTGGATTTTGGCTTGGAATGACCTGCCGATGATTCTGTTTTGGCTGATGGTATCTCGGATGACAAAGAGGTTGCTATCTTGTCTGATGCTATCAGTAAACTCTTTAACTTGGTTATAATCTTTAACAATGTAGGTAGTATCATAATTTTGCTTATAAATAGTGTCTAAAATCTTGTAAGGTATTTTATCGCCTTTTGTAAACTTGGTAAATTCTTT